CGCAGATCGTCGACCTCAACGTCTGGCTGCGCGACGGCGCACCCCTCACCGCAGGCGCGCCCGCCGACCCCGGCACCATCGGGGCGGTCCGCGTCGGTCACCCCGACCACCCGCTCGATGCCGTGTGGGACACCGCAACCACGGCATACCCACCGGGCTACGTCGACCGCTGGCGAGTCCCCGGCTGGACAGGCGATGGAATCCACCCCAACGACGCCGCACACGCTGGGCTCGCCCCGGTCGCGGCGGCATACATGCGGTCCCTGCCCTGCTGAGAGAGCTCCTCTCCGTCCTAGAGAGCAACGAACAGAGGACCCCGGCCCACTCGGGCCGGGGTCCTCTAGTCTTCCTTCTCCGGGTCACCCGGCCAGCATCAGAGCCAGGGCCCGCTGCTTGAACTCCGGGTAGAAGACCGCGTTGGTGGCGCGAGCGGCATCCTCGTCGCCCCCGCGCACCGGAGCGAAGTGGTCGGCCCACTCGGTCAGAGCGTTGAACCCGGCCCACGCGGTGTCGCGGATCCCGGACTGCGTCTGCGCGTCGGCGAAGAGGGACGCCATCTCGTCGAGCTTGCGCTCAGCCTTGGTGACGATGCCAGCGCTGGCTCCGTCCTTCGCCCCGAAGTTCTCGGAGATGATCTGCTCGAACCGAGACTGGGTCATGGTCGTGTTGATGAGCTGCTCCGCCTCCGCCTGGAACGCGTCGAGGTAGGCGAAGGTGAGCTCGAGCGTCTCACGAGCCCGGGTCACGGCGTTCTGGGCCCCGCGGGTGTGGCGGAGACGAACGATGTGGCTGTGGTTCTGGTAGGCCATCCCGAGAGTGTTGGCGCACACGATGCGGACGGGCGTGGCCATGGTCGTGAAGGAGAGGGACCCATCGTGCGAGTTGACCGCGGCGAGGTAGGTGTCGACGGGGTCGCACCCACCGATCTTCATGTACCCGGGAAGCTTCATGGAGATGAAGACCTTGCGGCCGCCCTCCAGGGCACCCGCGGTCTCGAAGTGGGCCCCGCTCTCGTCGACCAGCGCGTTCAGGAAGGCGACGTGGTCCTCGTTCTGGATCGGGTGGTAGTAGTCCCCGACGACACCGAGAGCGTCCACCCGGCCCGGGACGACCGGATTGTTGCGGACGACCGCGTAGCGGTCCGGGACCTCGATCTGGACACCCTGCTCGTCGGCCGTGAAGAGGGGGAGCTTCCGGACATCCCAGTTGCTCAGGTTGGCGGCGTCGAGAGCCTGCTCGGCGGTCATGGCATCCGGGAGGACGTTGCCGAGCCGGTGCCATGCGTTCTCGCGGGCGGAGGCGAAGGACGCGATGCCGTTCGTGATGTCGAGGTTGTGTGCCATGGTTGGTTCCTTTCGGGGTTCTGGGGCCCTCTTGGGCCCCGCTGCTACCATCATAGCGCTGATCTGAGCAGAGCGCTAGTCCTCGGACGAACTATTTTTCTGGACCTGCCAACCGAGTCGGCCACCCTTAGTGGCCCGTACCACGGTGTACTGAAGACGCGGGTTGAGGGAAGCCAACAACTTGTTGGCTTCCCTCTCAGAGAAGTAGATCCTACCGACGCGCATCGATGGCCCGCTGCAGACGACGGACGTAAGACACGTAGCTGGGGGCTCCCTTCATCGAGCCAGCCTGGTGCGACTTCACGCGGCGAAGTTCCTCGATCAGGAATTCCTTCGTGACGTCGGACTCGATGAAGAGGAGTTGGCGTGCACCATGGCGGCTCAGAACGTCTCGTAGACCTCGACGGTGTACCGAGCGATGCGGACCCCGTAGAGCGAGCGGTCGATCCGGCCAGCGAAGTGGAGAGCGGTCTCGCGTCGCTTCTCGTCCGACATGTGCGTGACGTTCTCCCGACGGGAGACGCCCTCAACACCCGGGATCTCGAGCTCGTAGATCTCCACGAAGACCTGCTGGGCCAGGTAGGTAGAGTTTCCCGGGATCTTGACGGATGCGCGCTTCATTGGGGTTCCTTTCGGTCGGTTCGTTCTACGCCTATCGTACCCCCGTTCTTCGGGAAGCGCTACCCCTTTCCCGAAGAAAGTTCTCGCCGGTTGTCTGACATCAGGACTCATCTCATCTCATGTCATCATGATTATGTAGGCGGGGTCTCCTGGGAGGGCCCTGATACGCTTGGCCTGCTCCTTGACATCGTCGGGAAGTTCGGCCACATCCAGGACGCTGGCCTGTGCCCGAATGACGATCTCGAAGAAAGAAGCGGGTTCCTCGAGAGCTCCACGCTCTTCCATCTCTGCGCGGAACTCGGAGAGGAAGTCGTTGATCTGCTCCCAGAAGTTGTGTACGCGGATCGGTTTCCCGTCGACTTTCCCGGTTGCGAGGTATCGCGAATACGCCAACAGACGAACCGGGACCATGTATGTCTTCTCCATGACTAGTTCCTTTCACGAACGGGGTTGGCGCCACGGACCTGGAGCTTCTCCACCCAGGACACGCAGAGCGCGGCCACCTGGATCAGCTCCTTGGCGAGCCGGTCGGGGTCCGTCTCCTCGAACGCCTCAGCGATCTCTTCCCGCACGAGGTGGACCCAGGTGGGGGCTCCGGTCTCCTCCTCATACTCCTCGTAGTTGGCTCGGAAGTCCGCTTGTGCGTCGCGGGCGGACGCGTGGGACAAAGGGAGAAGCCAACGTGTCTCCGGGCCCGTCCCATCGTAGATGGCGTCGTTGCCACCGTACCGAGCGACCTGCCGAGAACGCTCCTCTCGGATCTGCTCGAGGACGATCGAAGTCTGGCAGGACCAGCTGGCCAGGTCCCAGCGGTTGCCGTGGGTACGGCAGGTATTCCAGCCGACGTCAGGGACGCACGAAGTGTCGGGTCCGGGGACCGGAGCAAGGTTCAGCCTGGCGACGTGGAGCCCGTGGTAGAGGGCGTGGTCGGGGAGAACGCACCACTCCCAGTTAGAGACTCCGCACTTGGGGCAGGCGACGGACAGAGCACGGACCGTGTTGGCGTAGGCCTCTCCGTCTCCCCAGGCTTCGAAGCTGCTCCTGGTGGACGGAGCGTCGAGGATGGAGGGAATGAACGACAGACGGCTGACGTAGTTCTTGATCATTGTCGGTTCCTTTGGAGGTTGTGTATGGGTGGTGACGCGCGGGGGCCCTCCGTTTGGGGCCCCCGCGCGCCGCAGTTCAGATGACGGAGTTCTCGGAGTCCTTCGAGTAGAACTCCATCCAGGACACGCCCTGCCGATACCCCTCCGTCCCGCGCTTGGCGGTTCGGGTTGCCTTCTCGGCACCATAGGCCAGGTAGTGGGCCACGCCTGCAGAGAAGTCGCGGAGCCAGTCCTGCTCGGCAAGGAAAGCGGTCTTGCGCCCTTCCGAGGTTCCCAGGTCGTGCGCCTTGTAGTCGGCGGAGGTCTTGCGCCACGCCCGGAGGGCGACGTTGGCCGCGTTCCACAGCTCGGGCAGGAGGACGGTCAGGTAGTTGACCTGGCTCTCCGGCCCGGCGAGGAAGACCTTGAGCCCGGTCTCGTAGCTGTGGCGCTCGACTCCGACCGCCTTGCACACCGGCTCCGACCCATCCTTGGCCAGAGCGCGGAAGAAGAGCTTGGCGACCGCGGGGTTCCAGTCCACGACGGCCTCGGTCTCTCCGTCGAGGAGCTCCGGGTCCGTCTCCCCGTCGACGGCCTCCGGATCGAACCAGGGCTCGGGCTCGGAGATCTGGAGCTCCTCGATGCGCTGCGCGATGCGCTCCTTGTTCTCGACGTGCTCCTTGTGGGCGCGCTGCCGGGCTCGGTTGGTGGGGAGCTCCTCGCTCAGCCACCCGCAGGTGCAGCGCGCGCGCCCCGTCTCGGCAGTGACCGGGCTGGGCTGAGCGTCGATGGTGTACGGGGCTCCCTTGTAGCGGAGTTGGTGCTTGTCCATGGTGCTATCCTTTCGGGCTGTTTAGGTTGGAGAGAAGGGGGAGGGGGATCTGGCCCCCTCCCCGGATACGTCAGACCCGGAAGTCCCGATCCCACAGGGACGACGGGAGATAGACCAGACCGTCCGGATGTCCGTCGCTTGCGAGGAGGAAGACCGCCTCCGACACTTCCGGTTCGTCCGCGGGGTCGTCCACGGCGTCCGTCCCGTCGCACACGCCCCGGAAGCGAAGGGCCAAGGGGTAGTTGGGCTGTATCGCGATGTGGACTGGGCGGTCCGGGTTGGTGGTGTCAGCGATCTCTTGGAGGATCTCGATGAGCTGGGCGAGGGTCATTGCGGTTCCTTTCGGGTTGGTTCGTGCTACCCCTTATCGTACCTCACTGCTTCCGGAAGCGCTACCCCTTTCCTGAAACTTCTTTCCACCACCGCAGGACTTCCCCGGCCAAGTCTGCAACGAGTCGGCCCGAAGTGTCAAGAGGTAAGACCGGGAGTCCTAGAGCCGCAACGGAATTCGCGGTGTTTGACGCTCGCGTTGCCCCGGCTCGGCGGAACGTATCCGTCAAGTCGTGCCCGCGAGATCCACACCGCTCGTCGAGCACGTCTTGGTCCGCGGTAAGCCACACGACCGAGGTTCGGTAGATGGTGTCCAGGCTCGCAAGGAACGCCACACCTGACAAACGTATACCCTCCCCAAGAAGGAGGTCTGGGAGGTTCTTCTCCGTCTCCAGCCACTCAATGACGCGGGGGCTGGCGGACAACGACAAGGCATCGGTTCCGCCGAACGCATCTCGTCTCTTCCCCAGCACGTAGGCACGCTCTTCACTTCCGCCGTCGGTGAGGGGGTTGATCCAGGTCTCCCGATACACTCGTCGATCCGGCAGCCACTGCAACCCCAACTGCCGCACGATCTCGTCCAGGAGAGTGGTCTTACCCGACCCCGGGGGCCCAATGAGGTACAGTGCCTGCCTCATTGGAGCGGACCCCCAACAATCCACAGCATGCTGGTACCGTCTCGGTCCACCCACCAGTCCTTCTGGAACTGCTTGGCCCAGCGGATGATCTTCCCCTCGTAGGTGGGGTGGAACTGGATCCCATCCGCTGCTTCTGGCATCTTGTCCCCGTAGGTGGCCCACGTTGGGTGTAGCGGGACGAGCTCGACCTCGACGTCCGGTAGGTGGATCCGGTCCTTCAGCCACCCCCAGCGGTCCGGCCCGATCCCCATGAGGATGATCTTGTCCAGCTCCGCCACGTGCGGCTCGTGACGCAGGCCGTGTAGCACGCCGGCAGCAGTGTTCCCCGACCCGAACGGTAGGATCAGAGTGCGGACGGACGGAGGGAGGTTGAGGACCTGCCGCGAACCCACCCGGAGGAATGCCTCGACGTCCTCCTCGCTGGCGTTCGGGGGAGTGGTGATGCCGTAGGGCAGCTGCCACATGCCGGCATCGAGGAGGCAGACGTCGCGTCCTGCAGCCTGGAGATACGGGTTGTATCCGACCGGAACGGCAATGATCTGTGTCCCCTGTTCTGATGCCAAGCGAATGGCCTTGTGCTTGACTGCCTTCTCCTCTGTAGTCCCTCCGACGACAGTGATCGACTTCATCCCCAGGTGGGCGGCGACGGACGCGGCCATGGCAGACTGAGGCGAGTGGACCGACGCTGCGGACACGATCGTGTGAGCGCCTCGGGCCTGCGCCTGCGTCGCCAGGTGCAGACACGCCCGGAGCTTGCTCCCGTTGACCCCGCTCGGCAACGTGAAGAGGTCTTCGCGCTTGTACCACAGCCCATTGCGCAGCTCCACCGGAGTCAGGTCGTTGGGGTTCATATCAGCTCGATCTCGTCGTTGAAGGAGTTGGCCATGTCCGGCCACTCGCGATGCATCATGATCGGTTCCCCGGTCTCCAGGTAGTGGTTCTGCTTCCGGGCCGTCAACCCGGGGTCTCCGGGGCTCTTCTCGAGCAGGAGATAGTCCGGTAGGTGGCGCGCTCGGGCGTCCCACTGAACCCCGAACCTGGTGCCGAACTTGCCCTCGGCTCGCTTGACCCGGTTGTAGTGCATGTCCGCGTAGACGTTGGGGTAGCGCCGGTTCGGCTTGTGCCAGCTCTTGTACGTGCACAGGGCGGACTCCAGCGTGAGGTACCCGACGTCGGGGTTCCCCGGGTTGCGGTCTCGGGCCTCCTGTCGAAGGCTCTCGCCAAGAGCCTCCAACTGCGGGACTAGGTCTTCCGGAGTGTCGCGGGGCCCCCAGTACACCGAGTCGTTCCCCGCGATTAGAGCGAGCCCGTTGCGGTGTGAGTTGGACCCGGACCAGTCGCGCAGCATGAGAGTCGCGGCGTCCGGTACTCCTGGGATCAGGATCTTGGCGTACTCGGTCATGGACCAGGCAGACAGCCTACCCATGTAGGGTTGAAGGTTCGCGTACCTCCAGGTGTTCTCCCACCCCAACAAGCCGTTGAACTCCCACTCGTCTGCGGGATCTCCGAGCACCAGGCGTTGGGCCCACTTCTGTGTCGCCTCGCCGAACTTCCCCTTCTGGTGGCGTCGGTCGGTGTCCCACTCCAGGTCCGTGAAGTGGTCGTTCCAGAACCGCACCGCGGCTTCCCACTGCTCGGGGTCTCCGTTGCTCGCCTCGAGGAGCAACTGGGTCGTCACCGGGTTCTGGGTGTTGCCGTTCAGCCACACCGTCCATGCCCTGGCGCCGGGCCCGTCGCCGATGTACGAGACGAGCTCTGGAAGGAGGAAGTAGACGCACCCCGGGTGGGTGCGGTACTTCAGATGGAAGGAGTAGAACCGGAGGAAGGCCTCGCACCGGTGCTCGGGTAGGCGCCAGTCACGCATCGGGGTTCCACGACCGGGTCTTGTTCTGGGAATGCCACCAGAGCCGGTAGGCCAGGTTGTAGGCCACCGTGTAGAGCTGCTCGGCGACCGCCCGACGGTCTTGTCCCTGCGACACCACGGACTCCAGGATCTCGAACCCCCGGCGGAGAGCGTCCTCAGCGACGCCGATGTTCCTCGCCCCGGAAGGCCTCGTAGCGAGGATCCGATCGTTCGGGACCCCGTCCCCGGCGCTGGTGTTCGTTCCGTTGGCCTGATCGTCCAGCCACGCGAGGTACTTCGCGAGATAGATCGCGAGGTCCATGGCGGTGTCGAGGGAGGTGTCTCCGCCACCGTCCACTCCCAGTCGGTCGACCTTGCGGGCGATGTTGGCGAGGATGCCGATCATCTCCCCGCGCTTCTTCCACGAGTCGCCGTAGACTCGGTGCTTCTCCGAGTGCAGGTCGGCGAGCGCCCGGCTGAACTCCCCAGCTCGGTCTTCGTACGTCGGGCGGAGGACGGAAGGCATCGCGGGAACCGCGACCCCCGTGTGGTCGGACGCGTTCAAGTGGACCGCACTGGCCCAGTCGGAGACCTGCTTCCGAGTATCCTGTCCCCAGGACTCGATCTCGTCGTCGGTGACGGGTCGCTGCCCTTCGTGAACGAGGGACAAGAGGTTCGACACCGTCTGGGGAGAGAGGGCCTTGGGCTGGATTCCAACCGCGGCAGCCACCACGAGGTTGGGAGCATCCGAGAGCTCCAGGTACTTCTGGTCACCGCTCCACCACCACTGGAGAACGCGCAGCCAGCTCCGCAGAAGGGGCTCCCGGAAGTTCTTGACCCACTCGTCTGCCTTCGCTGGGCCGTCTTCCCGGATACGTTCCTCGATTCGGAACCACTGCTCGGCCAGGACGTCCCACTCATCGATGGTGCGCTCGCGCATGCACAAGCGGACTGGATCACTAGGGAACGTCGGGATCTCGTTTGCCAAAGACCGGGCCCTCTCCCAGTGAGGGGCGTACACATGCAGAGAGGCGATGCTGAAGTGCAGGGACCCCGGCTCGACGCCAACGAGATGCGCGACCAACTCCAAGAGCACCGACCACTCGAATGCGTTGATCCCGCTCCAGCCCCAGATCAGGTCGTTGCTGCGAACGAACACATGGGCGTCGAGTCGCCCCAGCCGGTTCGTGAACGCGATGAAGTCGTTGCACGGGATGTCCTTGCCTGCCGCAGAATCGACGTCCGGGTCGTAGATGGAGATCACCGCGCGCCGGGTCATGGGGTCCCCGCGGAGAAGGTCGACCACGTAGGAGAGCTGGTCGAACGGGTCGCCATCTCGACGCTGCCACGCACGGATACGCGGGCCATAGGCTCCCCGCCACCGCACCCCGTCGTCGCTGAAGTCCTTGGCCCGGGGGAGGTAGTTGGAGAGCCATCCGATGTCTCCGCGCCCGGACAGAACCCACATCGTCTCGGCAATCTGGGCTGCGATCGAGGCCTTGCGCGACGAGAGCAGGATCTCACGCTGGAGCGGCTGCTTCAGAGTCAGAGCGACGTGCGTGAGCTCGTGAGCCCTCCCGTTCCTGGATCCGACCTCATCTGCTGCGAGGAGTCGGTTGGCGAGGACAGGGAGAGCGGTGTTGACGGTTTGCGTGGTCACGTGATACATGTGATCGGTTCCTTTACCAGTGGGTGGGATACCAGGGTAGCGGTTGCTCTCCTGGGTTGGCCGGACGGTAGTCCATCCCAGCAGGTTTCTGCATCCAGCGAACGTACTTGCTGAACTCGCACAGCGTGTTCTGGATGTCCATGAGGGATGGGTAGCGAACCGCCTCGTGGACCCAGATACCGGGGCAGGAATGCTGCGAGAGGATGGTCTCGTGCGCTCGTTTGAGAACGTCCACCGCCGAGGTTCGGGGGGCGATTGCCCGGGCCCCGTTGACCGCTCCGGGCCCGGGGAGGACGTATGAGTTCTCCTGGTCTGACCCGTGCGGTCCGTAGTTGTAGTCGGTGGCGACCTGCATGGCGATGAAGTTCCCGACTCCCGGGTGAGACCGCAGTGCCTCTACCTGCTTCTGCAGTGTGTGTGAACCGCGGAAGGACTGCCACGTTGGCGACGAGTCGTTGGCGGCTGTTCGGGTTCTCTCCACGATCGTCATGACCTTGTCGGCTCCTCGGATGTTCCCCGGGAACACCAGATAGGCCGAGGTGAAAACCTCGTTGCCCGGAGCCCGGCGCCAGTCGTTCCAGAACAGGGCGAGATCGACGTTCATGTCATCGGCGAGCGGGTAGCGTCCCAGCCACTCCCGGGCCGCACGCCACGGCTCGATGCGATTCGTCTGCCGGTACAAGAGACACCGGGCCAGTGCGTCCCGGGGGCTCGGTTCGTCTTCCATCAACTCGCGAATGAACTGGGACCCGGGATCGAGGATGCGGAAGACGTTCGTGAACTTCCTGGACCTCAAGATGGGGTCGTCGGTCCAGGGTTCCGGAGTACCGAGTTGGCGGTTCTCCCAGATGCGGTGCCGCTCGATAACAAACGCGAGGTAGGTCTCCCACATACTCACGGTTATGGTCACCCCTTCCGATACCTGGCGCACACGAACCCGGATCCGCCGATGGGGAGCCCCTCTGCCCAAGCAGGAGGTTCGTTCATGACCTCCTGCACTCCAGCGAGATCCGTCCCGCGGACGAGGATCTCGTCGTGGACGTGCGCAACTGTCTCGTACCCACGGTCCTCTAGGCGGACCAAGGCCTCCGCCAAGACATCTCGGGCAACTGCCTGCGTCGCGTTCTCGGTGAGGCGACCGCCATAGGTGTCGACCCGATACCCGCGGACATCCAGGAAGGTGGCGCGCCGACGTCCTTGGGAATCCGTGCGGAACGACGTCTGCCGGTAGTGGATGGACCGCCCGCTCGGCAAGACTAGTTCCCGGTCTTTGCCAGATCCATCGACCCGGAGGAGACGACCCGCGGGCCCCCCGCGATAGAATGCCTCGTCCAGCTTGGCCCACAGGGACACGATCTGCCGGTTCGCCCGGCGCCACTGTCGCACCAGACCTCCGAGCTCTTCATCGTTCATCAACCTCTGCGGCATTCCGTCCTTCGCAGACTCCGCCAGAGTTCCAGAGTTGATTGCTCGCCCGGTCCTCGGGTCGTAATAGGTGCTGGCCCCGCCCATGGCTTTGAGCGACCCGATACCACCGTTGTACCCCAGAGCCAAGACCGCGATCTTCCCCTGCGCCCTGGTCAGGCCTCCCATGCGCTCTGCGGTCTCGACGTAGATGTCTCGACCGTCGCGGAAGGCCTGAAGAGCCCACTCTTCTCCGGCCAGCCAGGCAACTACGCGGGCCTCGATCGCAGCATAGTCAACCACGACCATCGGACCGAGGAACATGGGCCGGACCAACTTCTTGAGTGTGGCGGCGTCCGCCCCCAGCCCCATCTTGAGATCGACGATGGCCGCGTCTGCTTCTGCGTCCGTCTTCAAGCTCGCTCGGGGGAGGTTCTGCAGCTGGACGCCGCGTCCTGTCCATCTCCCAGTGTGGGCCCCGTAGAACCGGAACTGCCCGCGTAGCAGCCCGTCCCCGGACACACCATCGAGAGCTGCCTGGAACTTCTTCGAAGCAACGAGAGCAAGCTCCTGGCGCAACTGCAACACCCGGCGCTGCTCGTCCGTTAGAGCGCCGGAGAGCGCTGCCTCTACGGTGGCTGCTTGGAGGTCCGGCATGTCCAACCCGCTGGCGCGCAGCCACGACATCATCTGGTCGCGGCTCCCCGGGTTGGCCACGCCCGTCATCTCCGTGATCTCGGCTGACTGGGACGCGCGGTTCTCTTCCGCTGCCGTGACTGCGCGCCGGGCCAACTCGACATCAACGTCAATACCGCGGTCGTTGATGCGCTGGTCCACGATCCAGACTTCCCTCTCCACAGGAGTCGGCCACCCTCCCAGGGCCCGGTCCACCTCGCGCAGTGTCTCCACGTCCTGCATGCAGTAGAAGATGAAGTCGAGCCAGTCGTCCGGCTTCTCGTCCGGACGGTAGGCGCGGAACTCCGACCCGATCTTCCGGGGGACGCAGAACAAGTTGATCAGCCGGGTTCCCGCCTCGTCCTTCGGGGCGACACCCAACCGCTTGGCCAGGTTGCCGAGGCCTTGTGGCAAGCCTGACTCCGCTGCGATCGCCATGGTGTCGTGCCACTCGGAAGGGTCCAAGAACTCTTCGGAGCCTCGGAGCGCGGAGAAGCACACTCGCTCAAACTGAGCGTTGTGGGCCACCTTGGTTCCTGGCTCCCACAGACCTGGGATCGCCTTGATCTCGTCTTCCCCGATGGCGATCTGCACCGGCTCGTCCTCCACGGCCCACGCGGCCATGAGGATGCGGAAACTCGGGTGACTGGCATAGCGGTACACCCCGGCATCGATGGGCACTGGGCTGAAGGTCTCGATGTCGATGTACAAGCGGTTGGTCACTGGGGTTCCTTTCCGGTTCGGCTCTGGTAGGGGCCCGGGCCGGGATCGGCCAGCCCGGGCCCCCGCCAGAGCCGAGGAGCGCTGCCGTCCTACTATGCCCTGGTTGGTGCAGGGAGGCGGGGAACCAACCCGCCGGACAGCAACGCTCCTCGGGGTTCAGGGTACTCTACCCGAGGTAGGTAGAGCCTAGATCACGGACTCCTCGTCCTCATCGTCCAGAGCGTCGAAGTCGTCCTCCGCCCGGCTGCGCCCACCGAGGAAGTCGCCGTCGCGCAACTTCTGGACGTGGTTGAGGCCGAACGAGACTCCGTGGTTGCCCTGTGCGGAGTAGGGGAAGGCGTTGATCGACACGCGGGCGTAGCACCCGCTGTAGACCTCCGTGCTGTCGAGAATCGGCTGGACCTGCCGGTCGACGATGCCGGGGCGCGTGTTGGACGACACGTTCATGAACATGTGGCCCTCGTACTCCGGGTTGCTCTCCAGGTCGGCTTCTTCGTCACCGTCGCGCAGGGTGAACTTGAGCTCCTTCTTTCCCCACGCAGCGCCGAACTTGGCCTTGCCGGCCCGCTCCGCCTCTGCTCGCGCAGCCTCGATCGCCCGGAGGGTCTTCTTGTCCGCCTTGGGGATCAGCAGGACGCACCCGTATTTGGGGGCCTGCTTCTCCGGGTCGGACGACCAGGGCTCGAAGAGGTGAGCGTAGGACAGTCGGACTTCCCCAGTGACGACCTTGGTGGTCGCGGGCGTTGCTGTTGCCATCGGTGTTCCTTCTTTCGGTTTGACGGGTTGTCGGGTTGATCCTACAGACCGTCTGTGGCCCAGTCGTAGGGTCGTTCGAGCTCTCGCTCCCAGAGGGAGAAGGAGCTCACGCGCCGGGGTGCCCGGCGTGGTTCTCGAGAGATGGTCCAGCCGAGCAGAGACCCAGCCACAAAGGAGACGATCCAGAGCGAGATCACTGCAACTCCTTGGTCCATCGAGACATCCACTCGCTGTACGAGCGGACCGGCATCTTGAGGAGCCCGGCGACCTGGACTTCGTTCCGGGCCCCGGCGGACTCCCACCAACGGTCTAGCGTAGCCACCCCGTGGCAGTCCAGCAAGGCTCTGAGATCCTCTCGAAGGTGGTCGACGTAATGGGCTGCTCCTCCCGCCACTTCGACGTCGACCGGGTTGATCACCTCGTACCCGGTCTGACGCAGGAGGGTCGCGACCCGGTTGAACTCGGGGTAGTTGCACTTCGGGTACCCGGTCATCGGTCCCGCGACGTAGAGCTTCGTGATCTTGTCCCGAATCCCGGTCGCCGTGGGGTCGTGGGCCCAGGATGCGGCGCAGACCAAACGTTTGAACTGCGGAGCTAACGGGGACCCGCACCAGCACTTCCTCTGCCTAGTCATGAGAAGTCTTTCGCTGCTTCGGTGTCGACGTTGATGGCTTGGCGACGGTCAGACTCCGGGACCAAGGATGGGCGTCCCGGGGACCGAGCCACATATGGCCCGGCGACGACGTCGAAGTCCTTCTTGAGGAGCTTCTCCAGCTCTCCGATCCCCACCGTCGACACCACAGTCTTGGTGTATGCCTCCGTCGGGTAGGCCATCTGGGCCAAGGCGGTCCTCAGGCCATCCTCGTCGATGACGATACGGCGTGAGCCGCTGGCCACGACCTTGTATCCCGGGACAGGGACCCCGCGGTTGTAGGCCATCTCCAGGGCCGTGGACTCCAAGGAATCGAGCCACTGCCGAATGAACTGGGCGTGGCCGAGAGCCTCGGAGATCTCTTCCGGCGAGAGGAGGTCGATGTCGCGGCCAAAGTCGTGAGACGTGGCCGCCTCCATCCGGGCCCGACAGTCTCCGGCCACGGGGCACCACCGGCAGGCCTCTTCGCTTGGGCCGAACCGGGCGTTGTCGCCCAGCGCTTCCTCTGCGATCGGGATGATGGAGTCCCGCCACGCGCGCAGCTCGGCTGCCTGGATCTCCCAGGAAGACGGGACCGAGGACACCCGTGGTTGGAAGATGGTCAGCCGCACGGTCTTCACTTCCCCGAGCAGGTCTCCGTAGGCCTCCAGGGCCCCGACACCGTAGAGCATGAGCTGGGTGTTCTGCGCGGCATCGACCGCTACCCCTTGCCCGTACTTGAGGTCGACGACTTCGATGTGCGTCGGAGACACGATGATCGCGTCCGAGGTACCCCAGCAGCTGGGGACCCCGGTCGGGAGTTTCTGCTCGAGAAGGAGTGTGGACATCGGGTTGTCAGCGAGCCGGTCCCGGAGGAACGCTAGGTAGGAGTCAATATGCTCGAACATGGCCAACTGGTCCGGAGCGTCCTTCCCGTATCGGGACGCCCACTGCGCGAGAAGGTCTCCCGGAGACCCCTTCATTCCTCCCACAATCTCGTAGTTTGCCCGGACCTCTGCCAAAGCGTGGGCTGCCGTACCCTCCCGGGCGTAAGCGTTCCCGGTGTCTTCCTTCGCCACGATCAGCGACATCCGGATAGACGCTGGGCACCGGAGCCAGCGCTCAGACGCGCTAGGAGACAGAACTGCATGCTGCTCAGGCACGGTTGAACACCCGCTTCAGGAGAGGCTTCTTGCTCTTGGTCCCGGCCAGGGCGGAGAGGACGGACTTCGGGGTTCGATTGTTGCTCGCCATGAGGAGTTCCTACTCCTCCAGCGCCGAGAGGAAGTCTGCGATCTTGTCCTCAGACAGCTCGCTGACGCGCGCTGCCCCGACGGTCTCGAGCGCGGCCTTGACGACCGAGGTCTTGCCAGATGAGACGAGCTTCGTGGCCGTGGCGACAGCGTCCGAGAGGGTCGGTGCGCCGGACTCGGCCTTGGCCGGAGGAGCCGCCTTGGGGGCAGGCTTGGCCGGAGGAGCCGCCTTGGGGGCGGGCTTGGCCGGGGCCTCCTCGGCCTTGGCCGGAGGAGCCGCCTTGGGGGCAGGCTTGGCCGGGACAATCTCTGGGGCTCCCGCCAGGGCTCGGAGGACGTCCAAGTCCGTGTCGGAGAACGGGACGGAGGTGTCGATGGTGATGATCACTGCTGGGTCCTTTCGGGTTTTGGGCGGGGTTACTCGGAAACCAGTTCCCACGACTGGCAGACGACGATCTGGTCGACGTCCGGTCGCGAGAGGATGGAGGTCAGCTCATCGTACGACAAGACCCGCCCGCTGTACGAGTCCTGGAGATTGGCGTAGGTCATCGTCTCCGGTCGCCGACCCGTCAGCCACCACTGTCCGTTGGCGCGGAGGGCCGCGTAGGTGTAGCGCTCCTTGAAGCGCCAACGGATGACGTCTCCGTTGCTGAACGGGTCGGAGACACGGTTGATGGTCTTGCGGAGAGACGCGACTTTGTTGCTCATGGGAATGGTTCCTTTCGGGTTTTGGTTGGGCGTAGACCTGCCGAGAGGTACGTGCTCTCGGCAGGTCCAGCTGCTACGCAAGCGTACCGGGTTGCCTGCGTAGCCTGTCCCCGGTAACTCGTCCGAACGCTTGCTGGGGGCCGTAGTTCGGCAGGCGGTGACGGCCAGGAAGCATCTCCCAACCCGGGACTCGCTTCATGGCGTTGGAGATCTCCAGAAGGTCCAGCCGACGGTGCTCCCCTGGGCGACGGCCCAGTGCCTCCGCCCACAACTGCACCGAGCACACGACGGTCTGGAGCTCTGTCCCCGGAGCCTCTAGGCCGTCCGCTTGGTTGGCGAGCCACAGTTTGCGAGAATCAGTAGACATCTGGTCCCAGGTGGGAGGGACGAGAGTGTCCAGGTACTCCTGGAGCAGGCCTCCTAGGGCGTCTTCCTCTGTGAAGCGCTCCCGTTCTCGAACGGCGTTCTCGGATTCCAACTCTCCAAGGAACAGCGTCTCCCCACCGCGGTAGAGGTGCACGGCCTCGGCCCACAGTTGGTCGATGTACTCGTCTGTCAAGAGTGTGAAGTCCACCCGTTCCTCGCAGTGGACGATGAGGAACCGACGGTTGCCCTCTTGCCGGCGGAGGAAGACTTCGTCGTTCGTCGTCCCCCAGATGACGCACCGGCGTGGGTGGACGATAGACTCCCTCTCATACGGGAGGCGGAACACGTCCTCGCACCGCGTGAGGAACTCCTTCTGTACGTCGGCATCGGCCTTGCGGAGCGAGTGTCCTTCGTCGCTCACCATGATCCAGGACCGCTGCATGGTGAGGAGAGTGTCCTTGTCTCCGATCCGCCCCAGAGACGCGGAGAACCCCCTGCTGATCTTGTCGATCCACCAGGACTTTCCGAGCCCCTCCGGGCCAAACAGGACCAGGCTGTGGTCCCACTTGCACCCAGGGTCGAGCTGGCGCGCCACCGCAGCGACCATGGACTTGCGGGCCACCATGCGTGTGTAGTCGGTTGGCTTGACACCAGGGAGACACTCTTCTAGGCGCGGGGTCCCGTCCCACTCCAGGGAGTTGAGGTACTCTCGGATGGGGTTGACGAACCGTTGCTGGGCAGTTGTGTTGACCAGCTCGTCCACGAAGAACCTCGCTGGGCGAACCCGGTACGTTCGCTCCAGGTGGTGGGCCAACGCTGCTCGATCGACCGACGTGAAGACGGGCCCCCCGCGGCCTAGCGGTCGCCACGGCAAGTTCCCTTCCGTCTCGACGGACAGGGACAGCTCGTTGTAGTAGAGGAGGCTGAAGATCGGGTCGTGCTTCTTGACCAGGTCCCAGTTGCTGATGCAGTCGACGAAGTCACCGTTGCGGCGCAAGCGCAGCTGCGTCTTCCACGCATGCTCTTCCGCGATGTCGTTGAGCTCTTCGTCGAAGTCCGCGGTGAAGAGCTCTGCCATGACCCGGTGGTCGATGACCGCCAAGTCGAGCATCGCCAGGGTGGATGGCATCTTGTTGATGGGGGTTCCCGGCTTGGCGTCCTCGTCCAAGAACCCGAACCTATGGAGGCGGACCAGGTCGAATGCGGAGCAGGCGACGCCAGCTGCGGGGTCGGTCGCGTGGTGCGAGAACACCAGTCCCGGGCCGATAGGGCCCATGCCCGCGACGGAGCGGGCCCCGACCAGGTGCCAGCGATCGACCCCATCCGGCTCATACGGCAGCTCATAGGCGTCAATGAGCTGCTGCCAGTCGTCGGCATACGCCCGGTTGAAGGACCCGACGGTCCCCTCGACCGTGAAGGGGTCACGCTTGCGGGTTGATGGCGCTTCCTTGGACGATAGGTCGTCCTCATGGTCTGATAGCAGCACCTCTGCTGGTGTAGGATCGCCCGGAATCTCCCACCAGGAGAACCACTCCGGATGTTGGGCCGCGGGGCGGAACATGTACCTCTCTGGCTGAGACGACCCCGGGTCAAACTGCTCTTCCCCCAGCATACGCATGACAGAACGGCAGGCCGTCACGTACTCGTCCGGGAGCAGAGCTCGATCCAGAGGGATCAGGACGCGGTATCTCGGAGAGTCGGGGGACGAGCTGAAGGTCGTGTGGATCAGAGCTGCGCCTGGGAGAAGCAGCATCGCGGCGTCGACGAAGTCTGCGGTCGGGTGGTCGACGTCGAGAGTCAAGACTCCTCGGCTGACGACGTCGCCCTTGCGCCGGTGAATGTTGGTGCAGGGATTGGGGTCCCCCGGGTGCGTGACGGTCGACGGTCGCAGGTCCCCGAGGATGTAGTTGCCGGCTTCCTTGACCGACCCCGGGTTGGAGCACCAGGCCACGATACGCGACCAGGTGATGGTTGACGGGGTCCAGTGCCGGGAATCTCTCTTCGGCGCAGTGACAATGCGGTAGGCGGTCATATCAGGCACTGCCCGTCAGGGTGGGGTTCAGCGCACGCAGAGCACGAGCGCGGGACGCACGCCGCGTGGTAGAAGAGGCTGCCGGGGCCCCGAGGGTACATCTGCACCATCTCCCCCTTGCGGGCCAACTCGTTACATCCAACGCACTTCCCGCCGTCATACGGGTGCCGGTGCGGGGACCACGGATTGCCCGGGCTCGTGTCGCTCGGGTCGAACACCACCCTCATAGCGGGCTCTCCAGGTGAGATAGCAGGGCGTCTTGGACGGAGGTCTTGTCGCCCAGCCTAGCGGCTATGACCTGGTCGACGGTCTTGGCTGCGGAGATGGAGTGGATAATGACCGGGTGCTGCTGCCCTTGCCGTGCCAGTCGCTTGTTGGCCTGCTGCCACTCCTCTAGGGACCAGGTTAGGGACGTCCACACGATGGTGTGGCCCCCGTGCTGGAGGTTGAGGCCGTGCCCGGCGGACGCGGGGTGCGCGAGCATGACCCGGATCGTGCCGTCGTTCCACCTCTCGATGGCGTCGGGGGCCTCCACTGGTACTGCGTCAGGGATGGCCTCGAGCAGCATCTCTCGTTCCGCTCGGTAGCGGTAGAAGACCAGCACAGGGCTGCCGGTCCCCTCTACGACCTCCTGCACAGCCCGGATCTTCTCAGAGTGCAGCACCCGGTAGGAACCCGGCTCGTGATCCGGATCGTCGATGTCTGGGTAGATGAACCCGGCGGAGATCTGAGACAGCTTGTTGGTGAGGGTGGCTGCGCTACCTGCGGTGACCACCAGATCCGGAGGGAGGTCCGCTACCAGGGTCTTCTTGAATTCCCGGTAGGTATGGCGAGCTGCCGGAGGGAGTTGGACTGTGATGACGTTGTGGGTCACCGGAGGTAGGTCGATCCTCCCCTCCGACGACATGCTCAAGCAGATGTCGTCGATCAGACGATGCACGGTGTCGGGAGTCTCTGGTCGAGGGTCCCACCCCGGGATGATGCCGTTGGGGAGCGGGGGACGGGCGATGAAGTAGCGGTTGCGATACCCCGTGATGGACGTGCCTAGGCGGGCCCCGCGGTCAAGCAGGTGCAGCTGCGACCACAGGTCGAGCAAGCCATTGGGGCTCGGGGTCCCGGTGAGACCCCACACCGCTCGGACGCCTGGCTGATGGACGATGCGGGAGGCGAGGCGCCAGCGGTTGCTACTTCGGTCCTTGAACCCGCTCAACTCATCGATTATGACGGAGCGCCACCCGCGAACCGGGACGTCCTTCAGGTTGTCGCGCCCCACCACGACTACGTCCGCGAGGGACAGGAGGAGGACGGAGACACGGTTGGTGGCCGACCCTGCCGCCACCGCCACGTGGAGGTCCGGTCGCCAGATACGGGACTCTGCAGACCACACTGTCTCCGCGACGCGCTTGGGCGCGATCACGAGCGCGGGTAGAAGGTCGGGCGTCAGCGACGAGAGCGCCACTGCGGTCTTTCCCAACCCCATGTCGAGGAACAGCCCGGCTCGTGGGTTGCGACGGAAGTGGTCCACGGCCACCTGTTGGTAGTCGTGGAGGACAGGGGTGCTCACCGCTCTCGGTGGTTGTAGATGTGAAGCTGCAGTTCGCGCTTTATGTCCTCGTAGGTCTTCCGGCGGGCGTAGGCGTCGGTCACGAACGCGACATACACCCACCCGCAGTTGCACTCCACGACGTGCCTGTAGAGATCCACACGGTGGCGAGCGTAGAAGTGCTTCACGACCGCTCCCCTCCCATCTTGTGCGCGATGGAGCGGAGACGGAGCCCCAGAGCGGGGGACACGGCTAGCAGGCCTCCGGGAAGAGACATCGCGTGGGTCTGCGCGCCCGGGCGTGGGCCAACGTCTTCCCCCAGCCACGCGAGAACGTCGGCCAGGCCGTGGCGGACTATCCGGCGGGCGTCTACGACGTGAGACGGCTTGATCGGGAGGACGGGCGTGACGACGATGCCGTAGTCGACGAACAGGTCGGGCATGAGCTGGTTCCTTTCGGTCCTGGTTTGCCGGGCCGCGGGTCTGGGATACATGACCGGATCCAGGCCAGGATCTCTCCCTTGCCTCGGAGCACGTGGACGTTGATCCCCAGCTTGCGGGCCCGCTCGTGCCACACCTCTTGAGCCGGGCTGAGTCGTCCAGTCGAGGTCTTGAGCTCGACCAGGCCAAGCACTCCCCCCGGGAGCAGGACCAGGCGGTCGGGTAGCCCAGCCACTGTGGGGGCCAGCTTGACGGTCAGGCCACCAATTGACCGGACCTGCGCCAGGAAGAAGGTCTCCAGGGCAGACTCGAGGACGCGGTTGGCGGTAGGCACGGGGCCCAGCGTACCTGGTGCCGGGGCGTGGGGCGGCGTCTATCTCTGTCCGAGCCTAGACACCCATCTTCGCAGTAAAGCTCACATGTGAGAGCGTGCCTGTGATGAGCGTAGCGCGTTACGCGGTCACCGTTACGGAGTTACGGAGTTACGTCCCCCTTACTGATAGGGCTCTCCAGAGCGTAAAGTGAGCGCGACCTGGGGTTTCTTTGAGCGCGGATTGAGGGGGAGATATTTCTATCTAGCTCAATACGTTTTTGCCCGCGCTCACGCCGTCCTCACAAAACCCCAGGTCGCGCTCACTTACGCTCTCGAAGAGATATACTCCTCGAGGGAAACTCCGTAACTCCGTAACTCCGTAACGGGTAGAGGCTGCTCCGTAACGGGTAAAACGGGCGTAACGGGCTCACGAAGCACTCCGTAACGCGGTTCCGTTACGCGAAGAACCCCTCTGGAACGCTCTGGAAGAGAATCAGGAAGGACGAAACGGCTTCCGTAACGCGCTCCGTAACGGGTGTTACGGGCTCCGTAACGCGGTAACGTTGGGGCAACCATAAGGAGGGGTTATGCCATTTCGGTCAGGGCGCTGCCGGAAGTGTGGTCAGATCCACGAGAACTGCAGCGCGCACCGGCGTCGACCAGCTGGCCGGAGCGACCTCCCACTGACCCCGTGCATGAAGAAACCCATGACCGGACAGTCCGTGTGCAACCTCCACGGAGGGGCGACGGAGTTGGGACTCGCAGCAGGGAACCGCCGGAAGAAGGAGCAAGAGGTGCGAGAGCGGGCCGAACGACAGGTGCGGAGGTTCATGGCACGGGAGGACGCCAACCCGGCGGACGTGATCCTGGAGCTCGTGAGGTATCAAGCGGGGCTCGTGGACTACTGGCGCAACGCGGTCGAGGAGATCGACGAAGACCTCGACATCATCTGGGGCGTGACGGGACGGAAGGAGGTTGCCGGGCTCATCTCCACCACGGAGGAGACGACGTGGGCTGCTACGCCTACCCTTGCGTATAGGCTGCTGCGAGAGGCGCAACGGGACCTGGCCGAGTACGCGGCTCTCGCGATTCGGGTGGGGATCGAAGAGCGAACCGTGAAGCTGGCCGAGCAGCAAGGGGCGATCTTCGCCGGGGCCCAGAGGGCCATCCTCACGCGCATGTACGATTCGGCGGTGGGATCCCTCCGTTCAGCCGGTGTGGAGGACCCCGAGGTGTACCGTCGTCTCGCCAACGAGTGGCAGACGGCCATGGCGTTGGTGGTCCCGGAAGAGCTCCGGGCCATTGCAAGGAGGATCGAGAATGGAACCGCAACTGTCCTTTGAGGAAGCGCTTCTGAAGGTCGCGACGTCCCAGACCGGGGTTCTGATCGCATCGGGACGGGACGAGAACCCGGTTGGGTGGAAGGCGATCTACGACTTCGTCGAGCAGGCGAACCGGGTGGCCTCCGTAGTCAACCCCAACCTGGTGGCGTTCTACATCGCCTACCATGACACGCAGTCCGGCAACACCATCTGGTCGATGGACATGTCGCTGCGGGTCGCGCTCCTGCGCCACCACGGACACCCCCTGACTAGGGATGAGGCCGAGAAGTGAGCTTCCCAGCCAGATACCAAGGAGAGTGCTCGGACTGCGATACCGCGATAGAACCGGGCGACCTCATCTGTATGACGAGCGAGGGAGCGGCTCATGCGGAGTGCCCGAGTCCCAAGCCCGCGACTCCGCCTTGCTCGGTGTGCTGGCTCGTCCATCCTGAGGGAGCGTGCGACCGATGACTGGGGCAGAGAGTATCGCTCGCGAGCGCGCGCGACAAGTGGAGGAGAAGGGGTACTCCGTGAAGCACGACCAGGAGCATCCTGTGGCGGCCTTTACGGAGGCGGCAGTCGCCTATCTCGTGCCGGACGGCCCACTGCGCACTTCCTTCGGCTGGACGATCAAGCGCCGGTCCTACCGGCGCATTACCCGCGAGGACTTGGTCCGAGCCGGGGCCCTGATTGCCGCAGCGATCGACCGCATGGACGCGGTCGCTCGGACCTGGGATCGATGAGGATAGGAGCCTGACATGGACAAGGTATTCGAGGAGCTGAAGTTCGGGGATCTGCTTCACGCGTTCCCGGACAAGGGGCTCGTGGGGAAGATTGCAGCGGCAGCCTACCGGGCCTCCGTCAAGTCCCCGTGGTCTCGGCTCGTCATGCTGGAGTTCGCATGCAAGCGGGCCCATGAAGGGGAATCGGCGGACGCCATCATCGCTGCCCTTGACGCGCTGTGAGCTTCGAGACCACCTGGCTGGAGAACGCCGCATCCGCGTTCGACCCGCGCCCGGTGCGGTGGCCGCGTCCTGGTCATCTCGCCAAGCACATCGATTCCAGGATCGTCGACACCCCGGCGCTCCAGCACATTGACGACGAGCTCGTCTCACTGCTGGGTGGCGTTCGCCGCCTCATGGTCTTCATGCCTCCTCAGGAGGGGAAGTCTCAGCGGTGCTCTCGCACGTTCCCAACCTGGCTGCTCGAGCAGGACCCGACGCTCCGCATCGCTATCGTCTCCTATGAGGCAGAGATCGCAACCCGCTGGGGCCGGGACATCAAGCTCGACCTGGAGCAGAATCCGGAGATAGGGATCGAGTTGCGGACGGACAGCCGAGCCGCGGGTCGGTGGGAGACGGTCCAGGGAGGAGGCATCGTCTGTGCGGGTATCGGCAGCGCGCTCACAGGGCGACCTGTGGACGTGTTGATCATCGACGACCCCGTCAAGGACCGAGCGGACGCAGAGTCGAAGGTCATGCGGGACCGGAACTGGGACTGGTGGGAGAGCGTGGGCTCCCTCCGCCTGTCGCGCCGGGGATCTGTCGTCCTCATGATGACCAGGTGGCACGACGACGACCTCGCCGGGAGGCTCCTGAAGAGAGAGCCGAACGAGTGGCGAGTCGTCAAGATCCCGGCCATCGCGACGTCCGTCGACGACCCCCTCGGCAGGCAACTTGGAGAGGAGCTCCTCAGCGCGACGAAGGAGCCAGGCCACTACACGAAGCAGAAGTCTCTCCGGTCTCCCTACGTGTGGAGCAGCGTCTTCCAGCAGTCCCCCAGCAAGGAGGACGGAGGCCTCTTCAAGCGGGGCGATTGGCGGTTCTGGGAGCCGCTGTCCGGCAAGCAGCTCCGCCTGGGGTTGGGGACCGTCGACCTCCGGGATTGCACCCGGTTCGCGACCGTGGACCTCGCCACATCCACCAAGACATCTGCGGACTGGACCGTTGTGTCCATCTGGGCGATCTCTCCAAGCGGGGACCTCATCTTGCTTGATCGGGCCCGCAAGCGGGTGTCCGAGGAGTCTCACTTTGAGCTCGTGCAGGCGGCTCGTTCTCGCTGGCACGGGCCCTACGACGTGGTGTACGTGGAGTCCCGAATGTTCGGGACCACTCTCGTCTATGCAGCCGGGCAGAGCGGCATACCCATCCAGGAGTTGAAGGCCGACGTCGACAAGTTCACCCGAGCGCTGCCGGCCTCGGACCTGGTCCGGCAGCACCGAGTGTGGATCCCGGGCCAGGCTCCGTGGCTCGACGAGTGGCTTGACGAGCATGCTGAGTTCCCCACCGGGACTCATGACGACCAGGTCGATACGACCGCTTACGCGGCTCGCGTGGCATTCGGCTACTGGATCCCGCCAGAACCAGGTACGCTGGGTCCCGTGGGGCCTGAGATCGGCGGGCTCGACTTCATGAGCGTCCAGTATTGACGGGAGGGAGCACGCGCGGTGGCCGGTCCCGCATCTGCTCTGGGGTACGTCGACGACGCTGGGTATGCCTACACCGGTGGGTATGGGGAGCTCGTTGACGCCCTCCTCGAGTTCGTTCCCGATCTGCTCTGGCCACAGAGCATTCGGACGTACACAAAGATGCGGGTCGATCCTCAGATCGGTGGCGTGCTCAAGGCGTACACTCTCCCACTGCGCCGGGCCTCCTGGGCCGTCGACCCTGCAGGCTGCCGACCAGAGGTCTACCGATTCCTGGCCGATGAGGTTGGTCTCCCGGTCCTCGGAGAGACGGACCAACCGTCAGGAGCTCGACGCCGTCGCGTCACCTGGCACAACCACGCCCGTCTGGCCCTCTTGTCTCTCGTCTTCGGCCACATGCCGTTCGAGCGCACGTATGAGTACGACGGTCGGCTGTTGCGCATCGGCCAGATGTCAGAGCGGATGCCGCAGACCATCTCCCAGATCTTGCTGAACCCGGACGGGTCGCTCGACGGGATCAAGCAGAACGCTCTGTCCGGAGCCAAGGCCTCAGAGAAGATCCCTTCTGACGCCCTGGTGTGGTACGCCGTGGATCGGGAAGGATCCAACTGGACAGGGAGATCTCTTCTCCGGGCTGCCTACGGGCCCTGGCTCCTCAAGCACGAGCTGTGGCGCGTTCACGCCACGTCGATTCGTCGGTTCGGGATGGGCGTCCCTTCCGTGGAGGCTCCTCCTGGGGCGACTCCTGCGCAGGTCGCTGAGGCTGCCCGCATGGCTCAGTCCATCCGAGCGGGAGACCAGGCGGGTGCCGGTCTTCCCCCTGGCTTCCGTCTCGCCTTGACGGGCATCACGGGGTCGACGCCAGATGCGCTGGGGTTCATCCAGTACCTCGACCAGCAGATGACGAGGAATACCCTCACGGGTCTTCTGGACCTGGGCTCCACGGAGACTGGGAGCCGGGCCCTGGGGGACACTTTCCTCGACCTCTTCATGCTGTCTCTCCAGACCATCGGGGACGACTTGGCGGACCAGGCCACGAGTCAGATCTTCGTGCCTCTGGTTGACCTGAACTGGGGGGAGGACGAGCCCGTCCCCCGCATCGTGTGCTCGGACTTGTCTTCGGACAAGGAGATCACGGCCGAGACCCTGAAGCTCCTCATCGAGTCGGGCGCGTTGACAGCAGACCCTGACCTGGAGCACTGGCTCCGCCGAACCTACAAGCTGCCCGAGAAACCCGAAGGACTCCCCGGTACCCCGACTGCCCGGGTGAGCTCCCCCGCTGCCGCGACCCCGAGGGCGCGGAAGGTCGCGGCAGCGGGGTTGAGTCGGGGGTTGACCGAGGTTGAGGCTGCCAGCAAGGCGGACTTCCTTGCGATCCAAGCGGATTGGGAGTCCGACCTGGCGTCGCTCATGGATGACTGGGGCGCTGTGTCGTCCGACCAGATGGACGAGATCGAGGCTGGGGTCGAGGACGCAGTGTCCTCCGGCAACCTGTCCGCGCTTGGAGCGCTTCCGGTCTCCTCAGCAGCTGGGGTCCCGGTGCTCAAGAAGGCGATGGAGAAGGCAGCCCAGGAGGCAGCTGCGCGCGCCAAGGCGGAGGCGGTTGCTCAGGGAGCTTCCGTAGGGAAGTTCGACATCGACGAGGACAAGATCGGGGCCTTGGCGGAGGCGTATGCTGAGCTCTCTGCCCGGGGTCTGGCTGCCTTCTCGGGTCGTGCGGCTCTGCAGCACTTGACCTCGGACGCGGCTGGAGTGGCGTCCGCTGTGCGAGAAGCCTACGACGGGCTGACCGGATCGACTCTCCAGGACTCCCTCGGGTCAGCTCTCTCGGTGGCTCAGAACGAGGGCCGGGTCGCGGTGTTCAGTGCGGCTCCGGAAGCGACCTACTATGCCTCTGAGGTGCTCGACACAGCCACGTGCCAAGCGTGTCGAGACATCGACGGAAAGGCGTTTGGGTCTCTGGAGGAGGCTCAGACCGCTTACGCGTCCGGCGGATACTCGGAGTGCGAGGGCGGTCTTCGTTGTCGTGGCATCATCGTGGCGGTGTGGTCATGATCCAGAGCCGGTACGACCGAATCCGAGCGTGTTTCTTCCGATGTGACCGTGCTCCCCGTGGGTGGTTCTGCCTGCTTGATCGCGGGCACGACGGCCCTTGCCCGGCATGGCCCCGTTGGTGGCGCCACCCTGTTCTCTGGTGGAGGATGCACCGATGAGCGTCACCGTCCCGGAGCAGCCGGTCCTGGCCACCCTTCCCCGGGTGGAGCTGATGCATGCGGGGACCTGGGACCTGAGCACGGGCCCGGCCACCTTCACGAAGGAAGACCTGTCGAACGCTGTCGCCGCGCTGGAGTGCTCCGCAGTCCGCCGCCCGGTCCTGAAGCTGGGACACGTGGACGAGCGGTTTGACGGAGAGCCCGCAGTCGGATGGATCGGGAACCTCAGCACAGATGGGTCGACTCTGTGGGGGGACTACACCGGTATGCCGAGGTGGCTGGCCGACGTGTGCGCCTCGGCTTACCCGGACCGGAGCATCGAGGGATGGTATGACTTCCAATGCCAGCTCGGGCACACTCACCCATTCGTGCTCACCGGGGTCGCCCTGCTTGGGGTGGCGGCTCCTGGGATCGGCACGCTTCAGTCGCTCCAGGACGTCGCCGCACTATACGGTGTGGCCGCCAGCCAAGAGCCCGGAGAAGGACGGCCCTTCTCCGTCATCGCTACCGGAGGTCGCATGGCCAAGAGCGTGAAGGCCTCGGCATCGACCGAGGACATCCGCCGGGCGTTCTACGCTCAGGCGGGATGGGATGAGTGGATCACGGAGATTCAGCTCGACCCGCTTCAGATCATCGTGATGGCGGACGAGACGGGATCGCTTCGCCGCATTCCTGTGACCGTCGACAGCACCAAGGACGGAGAGGACGCCATCGCGTTCGGTGAGGCCACCCCGGTGGTCATCCGATACGAGGACGTGGCAGCGGCGCAAGTCGCAGCGTCCTCTCTCCGATACGCCACGCGCTCGGACTCCCGGGCGAGCGTGGCCCCCGACTCTCCGGCAACCGTGCCGGGTGAGACCCCAACCAAGGAGGAACCCGCCATGGCGGACACCCTGAAGACGGGTCTGCAGGAGATGCTCAACCTCGGCACGGAGACCGAGCTCGACGACGAGGCCGTTCTGGCCGCGCTCAGCGAGCGTCTCACCGCGCCGGTGTCGGCATCGACCACGACCCCCGACATTCCCGAGGACAAGGTCCTCGTCTCGAAGACCAAGCTGGAGGAGCTCGAGATCGGCGCTGCTGCCGGCAAGGCGGCTCTCCGCCGGCAGCAGGCCGAGGACCGCGACAAGGCCCTGGCCACCGCGGTCGCCGAGGGCCGCATCTCCCCGGCTCGTCGTGCCGCGTGGGCGACTGCGTGGGACAAGGACCCGGAGGGCACCCAGAAGGACCTCTCGGAGCTCCCGGCCGACCGTATCCCCATGGCCTCGCGGGGCCACGCGGGTGGGTCGGAGGGTGACGAGAGCAACGTCATCTACACGTCTCTCTTCGGACAGGAGGCCTGATCATGGCCGAGTACCTCCCGATCCACACCCCGGGGCAGGCGGTCACGTACACCGCTGGCGCGGCCATCACCGGTGGTCAGCTGGTCTACATCTCCGGAGTCAACACCGTCTCCCCAACGACCGCTGCCAGCGCTGCGGTCGTCGGCGTGGCCGGTCACGACGCGGCGTCCGGCGCCAAGGTCCTCGTCTACACCGGCGAGGTCCAGGAGGTCACGGCAGCGAATGCTGTCACGGCCGGACAGACCCTGGAGGCGGCTGCCGCTGGCCAGGTCACCCCCCACACGAACGGCACGAACGACTGCAACATCGTCGGGGTCGCCGTCACCACCGCTGCTCTGGGCGCCAAGGTGCGCTTCCAGAAGCGCTGAGACAAGGAGACACTGACACATGCCTGTCACCTACCCCCCGGCTCCGGTCACGGTCTCCGGGGACATCGAGTCGATCAACCGCTTCCTCCAGAGCCCGACGCTCCTGACGCGTCGGCTCCGCACGCTGGCTGAGAACCGCTTCATCGCGGACGCGCTGCTCACGGGCCGGTACACCCTTCAGGGCGGCTCGGTCATCTACGAGCAGAACGAGACCATCTACGCTGACCGCGCGGTCGAGGCCGTCAACCCCGGGTCGGAGTACCCGCTGACGACCATCTCGACCGGCCCGGCTGCGGTGGCGTCCGCGGTCAAGTGGGGCCAGGACTCCATGGTCTACGACGAGGCGATCAAGCGGCTGCTCATCGACCCGGTCAACCGGGCCCTGACCAAGCTCGTGAACAACGTCGTGCAGAAGGTCGACTCGGTTGCGCTCGCCGCCATCGCGTCGTCCGTCTCGCAGACGGTCGCGGCGACGGCAGCCTGGACCCCCGGCACCGCCAACACCAACCCGCTCCTGGACATCGAGCTCGCGGTGGCGAACATCCGGGCTCTCAACCAGGGGTACGACCCGGACACGGTCGTGGTGAGCGACATCAAGTACGCGCACCTGATGAACAACGCCGCGGTCCTGTCGGCGTTCCGTCGCGAGGACCCGGCGAACCCGGTCTACTCCGGTTCGATGCCGGGCCCGCTCGCGGGGCTCCGTGTCCTCACGTCCCCCAACATCCCGGTGGCCAACGCCGCGTTCATCCTGGACAGCAAGGTCCTGGGTGGCATGGCCGACGAGGACCTGGGTGGCCCGGGCTATTCCGGCCAGGTCATGGGCGTCGAGGGCAAGGCGATCCGCCGGGAGGAGAACGACGGGTGGCGCTTGCGCGCTCGTCGGGTCACCGTCCCGGTTGTGATCGAGTCCAACGCGGCCTACATCATCACCGGCATCTGAGGAGCGAGACATGGCGAAGATCTACAAGGTGACCGCTCCGCTCGTGATCGCGAACCGGGGGGCTGCCGCGGACTACGTCTACCAGGACGCTCCGTTGCCGGCCGACACCAACCGCGACCAGGTCAAGCGGCTGCTCGCGATGGGGATGATCGAGGAGGTGGAAGAGGCCGTGGAGGATGCTCCTCCGGCGGACGCGGATCTCTCCTCGCTGACCTACGCAGAGCTGCAGGCTCTGGCCAAGTCCCGGGGCATCCCAGCCAACCAGTCGGCCGACGAGCTCGTCAAGGCTCTCTCGGTCGTCTGACCCCCCACTACCGCGGAAACGGACGTGACGTATGTCGTACTCTTGGACCCCCGCATCGGCTCACGTGGCGGCATACGTCACGTCCCGCACCGTCAACTACGCTGACCCGGGGTCGGACAACCCGGTTGGAGACTTCACCGCCACCACCTACCCGACCCTGACGCAAGTCAATCAACTCATCCAGGACGCCTGCGCTTGGGTGGCGGCGGAGGTCGGATCGGTGATCGATCCAGGCTTGGATGATCAGGCTACCGCTGCAGCCTCCCTCCGGGCAGCAGCCCTGGTCGAGCTGTCGTATCCGATCCGGGACGCTGACGTGTCATCCACTGCCGGTCTTATGTTCGAGCAGGCGGAGAGCATGCGCCGAACGCTGGCTCTGGCGAACGCGGCAGCAACCGGATCGAACCCCGACTCGGTCCTTCCTTCCTATTCCTTCCCCGACCCGGTGTGGTGGGGAGATCGGAACATCTGATGGCTCCCATTGCTGTTCAACCGATCCAGCTGGACGGGTTCCTGGCCTACGCCGCGGGAGACTACGTCCACCCCGACAACGTCGAGCTCCACGGCCTCCAGGACTACGTCGACTCCGACCCGGAGCCGGAGCTCGTCCCCCAGGAGGAGCTCGAGTCCATGCCGTATCACGAGCTGCAGGCCTACGCCAAGCAGCGCGGCGTCCCCGCCAACCAGAGCCGCGACGCTCTGGTCGCTGCCTTGGTCTGACGCGCCATGGCCGTCGGCGGTACCATCAACTGGGACGAAGCAGCTGTCGCTGACTTCTTCACGAGCGAGTCTGGTGACGTCGCTCGATGGTTGCTGGACGCCGGGCAGCGAGTGACGCAGGAGGCCAAGCGGCTGTCTCCGGTGTCTCCGAAGGGGTCGAACGGTCGGCCTTCAGGGTACCTCCGCTCCAACATCGGGTTCGCCCTGGGGAAGGACGGAGAGGGACTCTACGTTGATGTCGCCTCCCCCGCGGCGACCCCTAGCGGAGAGCCCTACGGGTTGTTCCAAGAGATCGGCACGTCCAAGATGAACGCGCAGCCCTACCTGCGCCCCGCCCTGGATGTGTTGCGATGACTCTGGTCGCTTCCTTCATCGACTCCGAGGGGGTACTCAAGGAGTGGATCAACTCCTTGAGCGGTCCCGGGGGGCTAGTTGGGGAGGGAAATCCGCTCGCTCTAGGAGCTCATCTTCGGAGGCTCAGATCTCCCTTTCGAGGAGCGTACGCCCTCCTGTCTGTGGTAGGTGCCCCCGTTCCCCTAGTCGAGGAGAGAGCGACTGCTCAGGCGCGTATCTCGGCCAGCATCTACGGTGTGACGAAGGAGAACGCGGGCCGGGCCGCGGTGGCCTACGCCAATGCCCTGACTACCGTCCCGGTCCTGAAGCCTGTATCGTTGGGAGCTCAGATCCACACGGTCGATGCGATCACCGGCCCGGTGTACCTCGGCGATATCGACGAGGAGCGCTATCTGGTCGATGCCGACGTCTACTTCACTGCCTCTGCGAGCGTCGGCAGGTGACGAACTTGACTACCAAAGCGCAGGTCATCCAGACGGTCAGCGGGGTGTCCGGAGTGGTCCCCCAGTCCAGCACGTTGCTCGCTCCCAGGATGTGGAAGACGAACAACGCCACTGCTGCCGCTGTGGCGTTTGACCTGGCTAGTCTGTATATCGAGACCGACTACTGACGCTAGACTACAACTGCATACAGAGGAGCGTAGCGCTCCTCTGCGGCCGCGACACAGGACCTGGAGGTTCTCATGGCAATCCCGTCCCCCGTTGTTCCGATCCCGGCTCTCGGGGTGGAGCCCGGAGTCCTCTGGTGGGCCCCTCTCGGCACCGCCGAACCCACGCACACTGTGGCCGGGTCGGTCTTCACCGACAACTGGCCCGGTGCCTGGCTCGCGTTGGGTGCCACGGAGGGTGGCAGCAACTTCAAGTGGAAGACCAAGTTCGACACCATCGAGGTTGCTGAGCTCCTCGACCCTGTCAAGTACGTGAGCGCCGGACGCGAGGGCAGCATCGCGTTCGCCCTGGCCAGCATCAGCGCCACCAATATGAAGCGGGCCCTGAACGGCGGGACCATCACCGTCACCGGCGCCGGAGCGACCACGATGTCGTCGTACATCCCCCCGACCCCGGGCCAGGAGGTCCGGTGCATGATCGGATGGGAGTCGCTCGACTCGACGGAGCGTCTGATCTGCTACCAGACCATCAACACCGGCGAGGTCTCGGTGCAGCGGCGCAAGGGCAAGGACAAGGCCGTCATCCCGGTCGAGTTCTCCCTGGAGGTTCCCTCCTCCGGCAACCCGTTCAAGTATATCACTGCCGGGACGGCACGCGGATGACCGGGACCGTCGAGCTCCTTGGGAGGGAGTTTCGCGTCGCCGAGAAGATGGGGCTCATGCCTCTACTCCGGTTCGCGCACTTCGCTCGCTCCGGGGCGGACACCGGCGACATGGAAGCCATGGCTTCCATGTACGACGTCCTCCGTGCGGCCATCGCCGAGGAAGACTGGGAGGTGTTCCAACAGCACGCCATGGACACCCGAGCGGACATCACGGAGCTTCTCGGGGCGGTCAAGGAAGCGATCAGCGTGATGACCGCGCGCCCTACGAACCCGCCCTCCGACTCGTCGTCTGGATCCTCGACCATCGAGACGAGTTCGTTGGGCGGCTCGTCCTCGGAGGAATTCTCGATCCGTATCGGCGGCACGTCCCCCCTCTTGGAGGACTCTCGGGTGGTGGAGCTCGTTCCGCTGACCGAGGCGGGCCGTCGGCTGCGGGGAGCCTAGCAGACTTCGACCCTGCGACCGCATGCGACCTTGCCTACGCGGTTCTGGTTGAAGAAGTCTCGGAGCTCGACCGGATGTACGTCCACGCGCAACTCACGTCCCAGAGGGAGGGAGGGGAGGAAGTGGAGACGTCCAAGTTCCGGGACGCTCTTGACGACGCGCTGTGGGCCCCGATGGGCGACGAGGCTGAAGACCTAGACGCGATCACACGATTCCTGAGAGGAGGTTAGGCCAGTGTCGGGAGGAGTCCCGCTCGCAGAAGCCTTTGTTCGCATTCGGGCAGAGGACAGCCAGTTCCGCCGAGACGTGGAACGGTCTACCGACGGTCTCGGGACTGCCGCGGGACGCAAGTTCGGGACCGAGTTCTCTCGGGATTCTAAGACCGGGCTCCAGCAATCCAAGGCTGGCTTGACTTCTGAGAGCGAGAAGATCGGTTCCGAGTCTGGGACGGCAGCGGGGCGTAAGTTCGGCCCGTCCTTCGGGGCTATGGTCACCACGGCCCTCGCGGCCCTTGGGGCAGTCGACTTCTTCGGGGACGCTCTGGGGGAAGCACGTGAGGCGCAGAAGGTCAGTGCGCTGACGGCCCAAGTCATCCAGACCACGGGTGGGGCAGCCAAGGTCAGCGCGGGTCAGGTGGCAGAGCTGGCCGGAGCGATCTCGGCTAAAACTGGCATTGACGACGAGGCTATCCAGTCCGGCTCAAACCTCCTCTTGACGTTCACGAACATCCGGAACGAGGTTGGCGCGGGGAACGACATCTTCAATCAGGCAAGTCAAGCGGTTGTCGACATGGGTGCGGCGCTGGGAAGCAGCCCGAAGGAAGCCGCCATCCAGCTCGGCAAGGCTCTCAACGACCCGATCAAGGGCGTCACTGCTCTCGGGCGATCTGGCGTTTCCTTCACGGAGGACCAGAAGAAGGTCATCAAGTCTCTGGTCGAGTCCGGCGACGTCATGGGCGCCCAGAAGATCATCCTCACCGAGCTCAACAAGGAGTTCGGAGGTGCGGCGGAAGCGCAGGCCACCGCAGGGGACAAGGCCTCCGTCGCGATGGGCAACCTCAAGGAGACCATCGGCACTGCGTTGCTGCCCGTCGTAGACACACTTGCGTCAGCGTTCACGGATACGGTGGCTCCCGCACTCACGGACTTCGTCGGGAAAGTGCAGGAGGCGGGGACCTGGGCCAACGAGCACAAGGGCCTCTTGCTAGGTCTGGCAGGTGTCATCGGGACCATCACCGCACTCACATACGCGCACACGGCAGCGATGACTATTCAGGCAGCCGGGGGATTCATCGCCTGGATCGGGCAAGTAACAGGTATGACACGAGTGTGGGCTGCCGTCCAGTGGTTGATGAATGCGGCGATGTCTGCCAACCCGATCGGGCTCGTGGTCATCGCTATTGCAGCTCTCGTGGCCGCTATCGTCTATGCGTGGAACAACTCGGAGACCTTCCGTAGCATCGTGATCAGTGCCTGGGAGGCTGTAAAGAACGCGGTCGTGGCCGTCGTGGACTGGTTCAAGACGGCAGTGCCCGCGGCGTTCGAGTGGGTCAAGAACGCCTTTCTCACCTACACCCCGCTCGGCTTCGTCATCTCGCACTGGAGCCAGATCCGCGATTTCATCGGGTCGGCGGTGGACCGGATCAAGTCCATCATCGGGTGGTTCGGCGGGCTACCGGGCATGTTCGCCGGATGGTTTGGGTCGGTAGTCAGCTCCGTGTCGTCCAAGATCGGAGAAGTTGTGGACTGCGTCCGCGGGCTGCCGGGACGCATCGTATCGGGGCTCGGCAACGTCGGGTCGCTTCTCGCCGACGCGGGGCGCGATCTGATTGACGGGTTCATCGGCGGTATACGCGACATGGGCGGGCGGCTTGTGTCATTCGTTCGGCAGTTCATCGTCGATCACATCCCCGGCCCGGTGCGCGACGCCCTCGGTATCTCGTCCCCATCGAGGGTGATGCGGGAGATCGGTCGGTGGATCCCCCCGGGGCTCGTCGAGGGCATCGACGACGCGTCCGGGGTGGTTGGCCCCGCGGTCTCCAAGATGCTGACGTTCGGGAGCCTTACTGTCCCTGCGCTTCAGGTCCCCCGCTTTGCTGGGCCTGGCGCTCCGGGCACGGCGGGAGACCCTCTGGCCGGTCGGTCCCTGTACCTTGTCCTGGAGGATGGACGACAGTTGTCTGCTTACGTCGACGACCGGGCCGGGGCGGTCGTTTCGGCTAGCGCTCGAGAGGTGGCTTGGGCCTGATGGCGGCTATCACTGTAACGGCGCAGACGTTCACGTCTGCGCAGCCTCGCGTGGATGTCTCCCTGTCCGCGTGGGCAGCAGATGGTCCCATCACAGTGAACCGAGTCCATAACAACGATCTCTCTTCTCACCCGATCTACATGCCTGACGTGTCTGGAGGGCTGTCGCAAGCATATGACTACGACGTTCCCCTGGGGGAGCCGGTCCACTATGAAGCGTATTCCGGCGCGACCCTCATCTCCTCGCCGAACGTCACGGTATCGGAGACGCGCCTGTGGTTGTCTGTCCCCGGGCTGCCCGACCAGGCGATCTCCTTGTACGCCAGGGAGGTTCCGGTTGTAGATGCGGATACTCCAGTTGCTGTGATGCCGTCTGCGTTCCGCGCCGGGGCCTACCCGGCGGAGTATGGGGAGGAGGGTCCTGAGTCCTTCACCATTACGTTGCTGACGCAGACGTCCGCCGAACGAGTGCAGCTGGAGGCGATGCTGAAGCAGGATGCGAGGGCTCTGCTGCGGTGGCCAGTCACCGAGTTCTCATGGGCCCACGTGGTCCGGTCTCACCGTCGTCGGTCTCCTGCCTCTCGGAAGAAGCACAACCTGGAACGCTGGACCGAGATCACCTACCTGAGGGTTGACGAACCCGGCGCGGTTCTGTTCGGAGACCCATCAGCCTCTTATCAAGCACTCGTGACGAGCGGGAAGACTTACCAGCAGCTCCTCGACTGGAAGGTAGTCAACGGAACGCATTACCTCGACTTGCTGCGAGGAGGATTTTAATGTACCCCGTGTCGAGCGACTGGGACTCTTCGGTTCGTAGGGCCCGGAAGATCAAGTGCCGGGTGGAGGTCTATCGATCTGGGGTGTTCCAGACGGAGCTCGTGCCTTTACGTGGCACTCTAAGGGCCGACGAAACGTCTGCGGTGCGCCGGGCACTGACCCTCTACCCGCGGGACCTCTACACCAGCTCCGGGGATCCTCTCACCCCCCGGGAGGCCGACGACCTACTGGCCCCATTCGGAACCGAACTGAAGGTGTGGTCCGGAATCGAGTATGGATCGGGGCAGACCGAGTGGGTGCCTATTATCACTGCCGTGCTGACGAAGACCGAACGTGACTCGTGGTTGTCCGGTTTGTCGCTCACTGCCCCAGACCGATCCCGACTCGTGGCCCTCGCTAGGTTCCTTGAGCCCTACAACGTTGTCGCCGGGACAAGGATCACGACCCTGATTCGTACTCTCCTCCTCGCGGTCAATCCCGCATGGGAAGTGTTCGACCTCACCGGGTCCAACGCATACCTACCCTCCTCCACGACGTACAACCGTGGAGATGACCGCTGGGAGGCTGTCCGAGGACTCGCGGCCTTGATCGGGGCGGAGGTGCATGTGGACGTGTCCGGACGGTTCCTCATACGCCCGGTCCCTCAAGTGACCGCGTCTTCGGTTTGGTCGGTAGATGTGTCGGCTTCTCGCCCATCTCTTCTGGACTTCAAGCAGTCTATGGACGCGGAGCGGGTATATAACGTGGTCGTGGCGTACTCGTCGGCGGTAGGGGTCCCCCCCGTGTCAGGCTACGCCTACATCTCGTCTGGACCGCTCTCCGTTGCTGCTATCGGCCCGCGCCCCTACTTCTTCGCGTCGCCAGTCGGGATCAGCTCGAGCACTCAAGCCATCACTGCGGCGTCCACGATCCTCCCCCGGGTGGCCTCTGCTAACCGAGAGATCTCCCCTCGGGTGTCTCCCAACCGGGCCCTTGATATCGGCGATACCCTCGCCCAAGAGTTGCCTGACGAAGACTCTTCGTCAGTGGTGCTGTCCGGATTCTCCTTCTCTCTAGAACCCAACCAGCAAGGGATGGACATCGTGACCCGGTACCCGGCGACGGTGTCGACTGCGCTGGTGGCGACGGGGGTGCTAGCGTCGTGAAGAACACGTCACTTCGGGACGTCCTGGCACCCGGCTCGTCTGGCAGGGAACTATCGGCAACGGTCACCAAGGTTCGGTCTGATGGAACGGTCGACCTCGACCTCGGAGGCGGGCAGACGGCAGAGAGAATCCCCGTTCTCCAGTCTTCCTGGACCCCGGAGTCCGGAGCCACTGTCGCCGTGATGCGGTTCGACCAAGGCCAGCGTCTTGTTCTCGGGCCGGTACGCACAAGCAACCCGACAACGGTCACCTTGACTTCCGAACTGGCCTTTCCCTACAACGTCACTCCGGCGTCGACGGGAGCAGCGAATCCTCTAGTGGTGTCGGTGACGGACACCCAATCCTGGCGATCTCTCCAGGAGGGGTGGGTCCGGGACGACGTGTATCAGGGAGCTTACAGCTCGTCGTCGGTCGACTACGGGTACTGGAGAGGTCTCTATTTCTACGGTCCCGCAGCCTTCGACGGTTTGGCCGGGCGGACTTGCACCTCGATCAAGATCCGACTCGCCCGTAAGGGGGAAGGAGGTTCATCCGGAGCAACTCCCATGTGGATCGGGCCGCACGTTCACTCGTCTATTCCGGGAGGTGAACCGCTGTTCCCTTGGGGGGCTATCAACGTGGGGTCCCTGACGTGGCTGGGATCGGGAACGTCGGTAGCCGAGTTTGACTTGCCGACGGCTTGGGGGGACCTATTGATCCGCAAGCAGGCTGCCGGGTTCGGGCACTTGCGCACGGCCTATGGCAACGGCAACTACAGCATCAACTTCTCCAAGGAACTGGACAGCTTATCTGGACGGTTGACGATAGGACATGCCTGATGGCCCACATCAAGTTCTTGAACCTGGACGGGTCCGAGCTGTCGTCCGGAAGCATGAACAACGTCTTCTCAGATACTGCTTCGGGGGCAGCTTCGTCTATTTCCTACGTCCAAGTCTTGAACAACACCCCCGGAACCCTAACCGCGCAGAGGGCCTATCTCGCCATCGACGCGGGCGGGGCGGCGGTGTCTATTGCTGTGGCAGATGCGGGCACGGCGCGGGACGCAACCTACGCCTATGGATCTCCGACTACCCCGGTCTCTTGGAGCTCTCCAACGTCGTACGCAGCAGGGTTAGCGCTACCTGATCTGGCCGCCGGGAAGAAGTGCCTGGTCGCAATCAAGCGGGACCCCGTGGGTGCCGCGGTAGCCTACCCAGAGCGGAACTCTCTACTGGTGACCTCGACAGGAGCAGCGTAATGACATCGAGACAAGAACCCTCTCCCTCAGATTGGGTGTCTCCTGACGAGATTCGGCTGGTTGAGTTTCTTCAGGCTCGGCTATCGGAGCATCGCGAGAATGTCGAAGAATACACCACCGGACCGGCCCGTGCGGTGGCAGTAGTGGCTGTTGATCTGTCGGCGTCAGTGGGATCAGTCGTTCACGCGTTCGCGTGGACCCGAGACCAGGGCGTGCGGGCCAGACTCCGGTTCGCGGTTTTGCTTCTATCCCAGCCTTGGATCCACCACCCCGACCACGAGTGGGTCGACGAACTGAAGGAGCGTTTGGGATGCCTTTGAGCCCCAAGTCATCATTGCGGTCTCCAGTGCTATCCGATACCGCCAACGTCCCACGAGATTTTACCAACCTTACGTCCGACTTGGACGGGAGGGTAGTGACCACCTGCACTTCTGCCACTCGCCCGACAGGGACGGCGCTATACGCCGGGGCAGTAATATACGAGTTGGATACCAAGGCATATGGTTGGTATGACGGATCAGGTTGGCGAATGTGGGATACCTCCTGGCGGATCGAGAATAATGGGGCCAAGTTCTCACATTCTGGATCAGGGGGGATGACGGGGAACACCTGCATCGTCAAATACATGCGGGCCGGGAAACGGGTCACGGTTTCCTGGCTGGGCACCACACAAGCAGGGACGAACTACGGCACCCACGGGAACGTCCTTCTCGGTCTCCCCACAGGAATCTCCGCGGATCCGACTGGGATTCCCCGAGGGGTGTACCGTTCTACCGTCGGCAACGTGTGGCACCATGGGATTCTGATCCATCCAGCGGGGGATGGAACTCAGTTGTTCGCAGCTTATGTCAACAATGTCGGTGGGCCAGAAACCTACCTGGCCACGAACGGGTCTGTTGCAGGGAACTTCATATCCGCGCAGGCAGTTATAGAACTGGCATGATCCAGATCGAGCCGGGGCTGTGGCTCGCCCCAGACGGACGGCACGATACTCGGTCCGGGGAGGATGTTGTCTCTCCGCTCACCCCAGAGGAAATGGATCAAGTCTTGCGGAAGCAACTTGAAGACGGCATCCAGGCCTTCCTCGACGCTAAGAACCGGGCGGAAGCGGACGTTGCCGTGGCGGAGACCGCTCGTCAGGCCGTCTTGATTCTGCGAGATGCTTTGGTGTGGCTGGGCCGATTGGCCGGGAGAGCGCTATGAGGGCACGCGCGTCAGACGCCCTGATGATTGTCCTCTACCTCCTTCTGGGGTCCGCTGCGATAGGGGTGCTCATTGACCCTTCCCCTTCTCTCCCCGCGGAGTTCAACGTGAGCGACAGTTGGATCGACGATGCTCTCCGAATCGTCGGAGCATCCACGGTATTGGGGTGCGTCCTCGGGCTGCTCTCTCGGTTGTGGGGCTCGCTCTCGTCCGAGACGACAGCGCTGTTCTCTCTGGCTTCCGGGTGCGTCTTGCGAGCCTTGGTCGACCTCCATGTGTACGGATGGTCGTATCTCGCTGGATGGTGGGTGTCCGGGGCTCTCGGCCTATCCATACTGGCGCTTGACAGGCCGGACCGCTTCACTTCTGAGCTGATCGTCCGGTTAGTCAAGGAGGCAGGCGATGCAGAATGAGGCCTACGGAGAAGTCCTCAAGCTCGTCGCTACGCTCTTGCTCGGCGGGACTGGCGGCGGGTGGCTTCTAGCGTGGCGTCGAGAGAAGCACAAGGAAGCCTCTGACGGCCCCAAGGACCAAGTCGCTCTGGTGGCCCTGCTCCACCAGGCGCAAGCAGAAGTCGTACTCGACCTCCACCGTGAGATGGAACTGCTGCGCTCGGACCGAGACCGGGAGCGGAAGGAGAGGCTCTCCCAGGAACAGGACTTCGAACGCAGGCTACATCTCGTCGAGACGGGCCGTGACTATGAGCAAGTCGCTGCCGCTGCCGCGGTTGCGTGGGCGACGGCGTTGCTGGGGTACATCGCTCGCCGCTGGCCGGACGCCAAGGACATCCCCGAGCCGAGCCCGGGCCTCAAGGTGTACATGCAGACCCTCGCTTCCGATTGGGCGTTGCGGGGTATGATCAACGAAGGAGGAGAACTATGAACGAGACCGCGGTCCCCGATGACGCTCCCGAGGACTGGAACCCGGAAGGGTACGCCCGTCCGGAGTACGACGACCCGGGCGACTTCGACCAGCGAGAGGACGGGTGTTCCTGATGCCTCAACTCTGGATCCCTGGGGCTGTGGTCGTCCCGTGCCAGATGGACGGAGGCTCCATGCTCGGTGGCGAGGCATACGCCACCTGGCACACGTTCGAGAGCAAGGGCTACGGCCTGAGCGCGGTCGAAGGTGCCCGGCGTCTCGTCGCTGCCGGGAACGGATGCACTGGAACCTTCAACCCGATCACCGGGCAGATCGCACAGATGGTCCCGGCTGACCGTGCTTCTCGCACCCTGCGGAACCTCTCGGGAGGTGTGCAGACCAACCGCGCCGGTCGATTCCACGCTCAGTTCGAGGTCATCGGAGACGCAGCGCGCCCGTGGACGGCGGACCTGACGGATGCGGGACGCGAGGGGCTGGCTCGGATCATGGCGTGGCTCCGGTCATGGGGCGTCCCGGACACCTGGCCCGCTGGAGACCCTCCGGCGTACCCTGGCGGACGGCAGAACCGAATCGGGCCTGCGGCCAGCGGTCACTACGGGCATTCGCAGTGGCGAGAGAACGACCACGGAGACCCGGGGGCCATCAGCGTGTCAACGTTGTTCGGGGTCCAACCCAACCCCGGGACCCCGGGGACATACACAGTCGTCCGCGGAGACACCCTCTCCGGGATCGGTTCGCGGTTGGGCGTCCCGTGGGAACGCGTCGCGTCCGAGAACGGCATCCGGGCACCGTGGACGATCTACCCTGGGCAGGTTCTCCGCATCCCGTCCGGGGCAACCCCGGCTCCGGCTCCGGCTCCGGCTCCGGCTCCGGCTCCGGCTCCTTCTTCGACCCTGCAGAGGGGAAGCCGTGGTCAAGACGTCTACAGGCTGCAGAGCGGTCTCCTGAAGGTGTTCCCAGCATACGCGCGCCCGATTCGTACCAACGGTGGGCCCAACGGGATCTTCGGACCTGCGACCGAGGGCGTAGTGAAAGAGTTCCAGCGACGTACCGGGCTGCCCCAAGACGGCGTCGTTGGCTCCCGCACCAGGTCCGAGCTCGCCAAGTACGGCGTTACCTTCTGAGGAGGAGGAAACTCGATGTTCACTCGCAAGTTCTGGAAGGACACCCTCGAGCGGGTCGTGTCGTCCGCGGTCCAAGGTGCTCTCGTTGGCTGGGTCGGTACAGATGTGCTCGGCCAGGACTGGAAGCTCATCCTCGGGTCTGCGGGAGGAATGGCTGTTCTCACGCTCCTGAAGTGCGTGGCAGCCTCCCGGATGGGAGAGACGGACTCCGCTTCGCTCCTCCCCGCGGATGAGGGCTGATGGCACGTCCCACCTGGACCCTGACCGGCCCGCTCAGCGCGCCGCACGGGGCAGTCCTCGCTGGCACCGAGATCACCCTGTCTCTGGTCCCTGGCGTGTCGCGCGACCCGTCCGGGTCTGACCTGCGGGCGGGGTCGACGGTCGCGGTCGTCGGTGCAGACGGCACCCTGACGGTCAAGGGCACCGGAGACCCGGTGATGCTGCTCGCCTCGTCTCCCGATGCCCCGGTGCACTACCGGCTGTCCTGCATCCCGCGGGTCCTGCCGACCGTGACCTTCACCGCGCCCGAGGGTGGCTCCCTCGCTCTCGACGACATCGTGCCCGAGGTGCCCGCACCCATCCCAGCGGTGGATGCGAGCACTCTGCGGGCCGAGTGGCAAGCGGCGCTCGCGGCCGCCCTCGCAGACCTGCCCACCGGCACCGCTCCGGGCGCGTCTGA